ATCGCGAATGGAACGAAGATCTGTTTGCTTAATTAAAGGAAAAGTTTAAATGAATCCAGAATACGATATTGCAGTGTTACTACCCACACGTGGTCGTACCACGAGCTTGGGAAGAAGCATTCATAGCGTAATCAATCTTGCAGACGCACCTGAGCGTTTGCAGTTGATGTTTGCATTCGATAATGATGATACTGTGGGTATTGAATATTTTACAACAGAACTTCAACCCTGGCTGGATGAACGGGAAATTGATTACACTGCCATGCAAATGCAACGCCAAGGCTATCATCGACTCAATGTTTACAACAACATACTGGCCAAGCAAGCTGACGCTCGATGGTTTATGTGTTGGAACGACGATGCTGTGATGGAAACACAAGGTTGGGACACAGAAATCATGAAGCATGACGGTGAATTCAAACTGTTGGCGGTGCATACACACAGAGATCATCCTTACAGTATTTTTCCCATTGCTCCACGCAAATGGTTTGAGTTGTTGGGCTATCTTAGTCCGCATTCAGTGGGCGATGCCTGGCTCAGTCAACAGGCCTATATGTTGGACATCTGGGAACGTATACCTGTGTGGGCCTTGCATGATCGTGCTGACATCACCGGCAACAACAACGACGCCACGTACAAAGAACGTGCCCAGTTGGAGGGACGGCCCATGGATGAGAATGATTTCCACAGTGTACAACAAATGGAACTACGTCATCAAGATTGTGCCAAATTGGCCACATACATGGATGAGCAAGGTCTAAGCACTGAATTCTTTAAAAACATCTTCAAAGGCACACAAGATCCCTGGGAGAAACTGGCCCGGAATGACATCAACAAGCAAATGGTACAGTTTGATAATCCACACCGACACTTTAACAAATAAGAAAGTTAACATGAAACTCAAAGTATCAGAATTATTTTATTCAGCACAGGGCGAAGGACGCTATGTTGGTGTGCCCAGCATATTTTTGCGCATGTTTGGTTGTAACTTTACCTGCTCAGGGTTTGGTACGCCAGCAGGACAAAAATCCACCGGGGCAGACGAAGTTGCAAAAACTGTTGATCTATACAAGACATTTGAAGAACTGCCCCTGGTGAACACAGGCTGTGATAGTTATGCATCATGGCACCCAGACTTCAAACACTTGAGTCCCACATACACAGTGGAAGAACTTGTGGACAAAATGACTGCATTGTTGCCCAATGGTAACTGGCTACAACCCAATGGCAATCCTGTGCATTTGGTGATCACAGGTGGTGAACCGCTGTTGGGCTGGCAACGTGCTTATCCAGAACTGCTGGATGTGTTGGCCGAACGTGGACTGCGACACATCACATTTGAAACCAATGGCACCCAAGACTTGACTCGAGAGTTTAAAAATTATTTGCATAACTGGTTTGGTGAGATTACATTCAGTGTCAGTCCCAAACTATCAGTGTCAGGAGAGTCATGGGAGGACGCCATCCGTCCTGACGTTGTGTGGGACTATGAGACATATGGTGTGACCTATCTCAAGTTTGTTGTGGAAAAAGTTGAGGACTTTGACGAACTGGATCGTGCTGTGGATGAGTATCGATTGCGTGAGTTTAGCGGCCCTGTGTTTGTGATGCCTGTGGGTGGTGTGGTGTCAGTGTATGATGGCAACAGGATCAACGTTGCTGATGAAGCACTCAAACGTGGCTACTGGTACAGTCCACGATTACACGTTGACCTTTGGGGCAATGGGTGGGGCAAATAATGGGATTCTTTGATAGATTTAAGAAAAAGTCAGAACCGCCGCCTCCCAAAGAGGAAAAGGTTGTGCGTGTGCCCAAAGCACCAGAAAAAACTGCCAAGCAGACGGCCACAGAAAAAAATGAACCTTATGTGGCCATTGTAACCATGGACATTGATCCCAACAACCTGCACCAAGGTGCGTTTGAACTGGACTGGAATGAGATCTTCATTGCTCGCTTGGTCAAGGCTGGTTATATGATGAAGCCCACGGACGCAGACTCAGACATTGTGGATCGTTGGTTTCAAAATGTGTGCAGACACGTGGTAATGGAAACATGGGAACAAGATCAAGCCATGCGCAATTCAGCAAATGGTTATGTACACACCCGTGACATTGGTGATGGGCGTAGCGAAATAAGTTAAGGAAATATCATGATGGATGGAAGACGTGTGGGCTTTACTGCCAGCACTTTTGATTTGTTACACGCCGGGCACATTGCCATGTTGCGTGAAGCCAAGGAAGAATGTGACTACCTGATCTGTGCGTTGCAAAACGATCCCACCTTGGATCGTCCCAACAAGAATAGGCCGGTGCAGAGCATTGTGGAACGACAACTACAACTCATAGGCTGCAAGTATGTGGATGAAGTTTGGGTGTACAACACAGAAAAAGATCTAGAAGACCTGTTGTTGATTCTGCCCATCGATGTGCGTATCTTGGGTGTGGAATACGAAGGCCGAGAATTCACTGGTCGTGAGATTTGCCACAAACGTGATATCGAATTACACTTCAATGGACGTGATCATTCGTTCAGCAGCAGTGAACTACGCCAGCGTGTGGCCAATGCTGAAGTCATGAAAAAGAAATTAGAGTCATGGGAACCAGTGGGTGCAGACGACACTGGTGGCCCTAGTCCGCGATGATACTGTACGCAAATGGTTGCAGTCACACAGCGGCTGCAGAAGCGGTTTTGCCAGCAGCGTTTGCCAAAGACGATGGTCGTGGAGGATTAGATCGTCGCCCACATCCGTTTAATCTAGCAGCCAGTTGGTGTACACATCTTGCTCGTGATCTTGGAATGGCATTGGTATGTGATGCAGAGTCTGCCAGCAGTAACGATCGTATCATTAGAACCACACACGACTGGATTGCCAACAACCCTGACAAATTGAGCAACACATTCATGGTTATACAGTGGACCACTTGGGAGCGAGAAGAGTGGTTGCACAAAGGCACATGGTATCAAGTAAATGCATCTGGAATAGATTGGGTTCCTAGAGAATTGCAACAACAATATCAGCAGTTTGTGATTGATGTTGATTGGCCAATTAAAACCCAACAATGCCATGAAAAGATATGGACATTGCATACTGAATTACAAAATTTGAATATTCCACATTTGTTTTACAGTGGACAAAGCACCTTTAGTGACATTCAAAATTGCCACGATTGGGGTATCAGTTATTTGGAGCCTTACAATCGATTTGGGTCTTACAACGCCATTTTACAACAAAACGGACATGTGCCCACAAAAGGTTACCATTTTAATGCCAAAGGCCATTGCTTTTGGGCGCAATATCTGTTACAATACATCAAGCAAAACAACTTGGTGACTACAGATGCGCTACCTACTGATTGATACTAGCAACATGTTCTTCCGTGCGCGGCACCAAGCACATCGTGCCGCAGACACATGGACCAAATTGGGTTTTGCCCTGCATCTAACTCTAATGAGTGCAAACAAAGTAGCACGTGATTTGGGTGCTGATCATGTGGTATTCGCACTGGAAGGGCGTAGCTGGCGCAAAGATTACTACAAGCCCTACAAAGCCAACCGTGCAGTGGCACGTGGGCAAATGAGCGAGTCAGAAGCAGAAGAGGACAAGCTGTTCTGGGAGACGTATGATGAGCTGACTAAATACTTGTCTACACGAACCAACTGTAGTGTGATCCGTTGTGCCACAGCAGAAGCAGACGATATCATTGCACGTTGGATTGCTTTACACCCCCAAGACGAACACGTCGTTGTTAGTTCAGATTCCGACTTTGTGCAGTTGATTGCACCCAATGTAAAATTGTACAATGGCATCAATGATCACTTGTTCAGTACTGCTGGTGTCACAGACGCAAAAGGCAAAAACTTGGCATTCACTATTGAGAGCAACAGCAAGATCAAGGTTGGCAAACCTGACGCCAACTTTGTACCTCCCCCAGATTATCAGAAATGGGTGTTGTTTTTGAAGTGTATGCGTGGCGATCCCGGTGACAATGTGTTCTCAGCCTATCCAGGTGTGCGTGTGAAAGGCACAAAAAATCAAGTGGGACTCACAGAAGCGTTTGAAGATCGTGACCGTCGCGGATATGCCTGGAACAATCTCATGTTGCAACGTTGGATGGATCATGAGCAAACAGAACGCAAGGTGCTAGACGACTATGAACGCAACCGTACCTTGATTGATCTCACAGCGCAGCCTGATGCTGTCAAAGCTGTAGTAGACGAAGCCATACGTGAGCAGATTAGCCATCGGGATGTGGGCATGGTAGGTGCGCACTTCCTAAGATTCTGTGGCCGATATGAACTCACCAAACTCAGCGATTATGCAGATGCCATAGGTCGCTGGTTGAACCAAACATACAAAGGAGTATTAGATGATCGAAGCCAAACCCATAGTGGATAAAAAGTATTGGATCTTGAAGCAAGATGATCGCAAGGTTGGCGTGGTAGAAGCCGAGGCCGACGGCTACACTGTGCGCATCAATGATCAAGTGGGTCGGTTCAAAACCATTCCCATGGTGCGAAAGCAGGCCAACATTGAGTTTGTGCCACCTGAGAAGATCACAAAGCCTGCGCCAGACCAAGTGCATGGATTTGAAACAGGTTGCAGAGCATTTAATCCCATGTGGGACGTCAAGCACAGATTGCCACTGTTCACAAAAGAAAACAAATCAAAGTCATGGTATGCCGCAGGTTGGTATGCTGTGAAACAACATCGTGCCTGGCGGCTGATTCGCAACCCAAAACTAATTGTGTTGGAACGTTATCAATATCAAGGTCCATTTCATACTCAGGAGGCAGCACGTGACAAATCCCTTTCGTGATCAAGAAAAATTCATGCGGGCTTGCGATCAAAGCGTTGATGGAATGAATGAATCACAGTACACCATGTACCGGAATTTAATTGCAGAAGAGTTTGGCGAACTGCAACAAGCACATGACATGGAAGCAGAATTGGATGCCTTGATCGACATCCTGGTAGTGACAATTGGTGCTATTCATTCAGCAGGCTTTGATGGTGAAAGTGCATGGAAGGAAGTCATGAGCACCAACTTTGCCAAGATTGATAGAGAAACCGGCAAAG